ACATTAGCCAACGTTCCCGTCCCGAATTCTCCGTAAATCACAGAGCTTGTTGAGACCTGAGGGATTTCTCCTATGGCGCAACTAACCGAGTAAGTTTCAAGATATCCCTCTGTAAAAATAAAATTTTTGGTTCCGTGGTTAACTACGCCACTAAAGGCAATATCCCCTGTGAAATTTTGCATTATTTCGGTGGAAGTGACCGGAGCAGAAGGGGAAACGGTATTAATGAGGAGATTACTTACATCCAAAGTTGCGGTTTGGGGACCTTCCGGGGCATATTTTATGCTATTTATACCCAAATTCCTAAGAGGCTGAGCAACGGAGGAGTAGTTGGCGGATATAGACTGAACCCCCTGTATACCACTCCCGTTAATGGTTATACTTTCCGCCTCTCTCCTGATTCTTCCTAACATTACCTTATCTTTATTTTACACTTGTTTTTATGTGTAATATAATAAATAAAGGATTAAGGGAAAATGGCTAACAGTATTTACGACGTTCCAGTTCACAACAGCAACGCTGCCTATGTCAAAAATGACATCGTTATGGTTCGTCAAGATATCGGAGATAGCGAAATTCCAAAGAGTTTAAGGTATTATTACGCCATAAAGACAGTTCCCGCCACGGGGGGAGCCGGGATAAGCACCGCTAATCTTTCCTATTGGGGAGGTTATATCATTACGGGCTCCTACGCCAGTGTTCCCTATTTTTTGTGGACTCCCTCCTACAACGTGTCAACAAGCCACGCTCCCAAAATAAATTCCGTAGCTTTTGGCAACGGATACCAACAAAGAAGCCCAGATGGAATATATACAGGGCTTATTAAAATGGAAGTGACTTTTGACATGAGGGGGGCTTCGGAATCTAAAGCTATTTTACATTTTCTAAGGGTCAGAAAGGGAGTTTCCAGCTTTGTGGTTAAAAATCTTCCCGAAATATATGGAGACTCAGGATATAACAAACGTTTCATTTGCCCAAGCTTCAATAGTACTTTTGTTTTTTACAATAACCACAACATAAAAGCCTCTTTTGTTGAAACCAACAATTAAGAATGCCAGACTACACACCAGACAACGTTAGAGCTCAATCCTCAATTAAATCCTTAAACTTTGAGCTTTCTAATCTCACGCCCTCATCGTTAATTACGTTATTTGAAATTGATTTGAATAAGCTCGTCGAATCAAAAGGGATCACTTTGGGTTCAGACGCCATAGCCATGGGCGTAAAGGCAGACGTCAACGATGGTATTTTAAAATTCCACAACAATATAAAAGTTTTTAATTCTTTTATTGTCTGGCAAGGCAAGAAATATTACCCAGTCCCAATTAACGCCGAAGGGTTCGAGTCTAACACGAAAGGCACCCTCCCACAACCTTCCCTTTCTATTGCAAGCCAATCCGAAACGGGAACTGACCAATTGGCATTGTTAAAAAATGAAATAAGAAAATTTGGAGATATTATCGGTTCAAAAGTTACCAGAAGAAGAACTTTCGCCAAATATTTAGATAAAATAAATTTTACCGTGGAGACCATCCTATCCCCCGGTTCCTCCATTACTTTACCAGACGGTTACGAACCAGATCCTTACGCGGAACTCCCCAAGGATGTTTATTATATAGAAAGAAAACTAACAGAAAACAAAAATATTCTCACCTATCAACTCTCTTCCATTCTTGATCTCGAAGGAATTAAAATACCAAAACGTATAATTAACGCCGATAAGTGTGTCTGGCAATACAGGGGAATAGGTTGTTGGTATCAACACGCCGAAAAAGTAACCAACGCAGATGGCAACAGCGTTACAGAAAATCCCGTACCTCTTTTGGAAAAAGCGCAGCTAGAAACAATCAACGAAGACCCGCTCTCCGGAGAAACTGGTTTACCAAAAAACGCACCCCCCGTTGCTAACGACAAAAACGAAAGACTTGGCCCCGGAGCCAACCAGAGAAAATGGCTGGTAAGCAAAGCATATGTAGTTGGAGATTACGTATACTTAGAAAAAGAAAAAATAAAATATTATTTCGTTTGCGTAAAAGAGAACGGACAAGACGCGGATACGAACGCCGTCCTCCCTCCCAACTCGGAGTACTGGGCTGCTGACGAATGCTCCAAAACCCTTACGGGTTGTCGAATGAGATGGGGTAGCAGAAAAGGGAAAGTTAACGATACGGGTTGCGCTATCCCCAAAGGACAACTTCCTTTCGGGGGGTTTCCAGCAGCACGCAAAATATCTCAACAACGATGACACTAGAAGAAACAACTAAAACATCTATAAAGCGACACGCCACAAAAGATATCCCGAGAGAATGTTGCGGTCTTCTCGTTGAAGAAGACGGGGGCCTCGCAACCTTAGAATGTCAAAACGTTTCTGAGACTCCGACCCAACACTTCTCCATCAAGCCTTCCGACTATGTAAAAGCTTCTCGCCGAGGAAAAATAAAAGCTGTATATCATTCTCACAATTCCAACAATGACAAATTTTCCCTCAACGATATGGCCCATAGCCGGTCCCATGAAATACCGTTTGTCTTGTATAGTACCGGAAAAGACTGCTTTTCTGTTTTTGATCCACGTAAAAATAAAACCTTTCTGTACGACAAAGCCTTTAAGCTCGAAGAAAGCGACTGCTATACCGTAGTAAAAGAATACTATAAAGATCTAGGGATAGAATTAGCCGACGTAAAAGGGTGTAGGCTCGACTCGGCGTGGCACAAAAAAAACCCAAGCCTTATTCAGGATTTGTTTAATTTAAATAAACTCAACCCCCATCTACCCATCACAGAACTCCCGCCCACTTCTGAAGTAAAACAACATGACGTACTTGTTTTTGAGTTTGTAAAAGGAGCGGGCCCCCATCATGTAGGGGTCTATTTGGGGGATGGAACGATAATGCATCACCCGCGAAACAAACACGTATGCATCGAGACTCTAAAAGAATCCTTGAGAAAAACAATATATAAAATATATCGCCATGAGCAATTTAGTTAACATAAAAATCCACGGAATACTTGGAGAGCAACTTGGTCAGTCAGAATGGAAACTAGCCGTAAAAAGCGTCGGGGAAGCCGTAAAGGGAATACAATGCAACTCGAAAAAGCTCTACCAGCAACTGCTTGAAAACGACAAAAAAAACATCAAGTATAGAGTCCTTATAAACGATAAGGATTTCGCAATAGATGAAGGGGCAGACCCGGACACCCCAGAAGGAATAGCCTCTTCAGAGCTAGTAATCCAAAGAGATACAATTGAGACAATAGACATAGTACCTATCATAGAAGGCTCTGACGACTTGTTTTCCATCATAACAATAATTATCGGAGTAGCCTTAATTTGGACTGGAGCCGGAGCTGCGATAATGGGAGCAGGCTTCTCCTCAATGACAGCGATGCAAGGAGCAATGGTGCTCGGAGGCATAGGACTGGTATCCGCAGGTATTACCAACCTACTCACTCCCATGCCCAAGTTTGGAGATTTTAGGGAAATAGAGCAAGGAGGCGCTCGATCTTATTTATTTAGTGGCCCCCAAAATACAATAAGAGAAGGAGGGCCTGTTTTTGTCGGATACGGTCGGTTAATGGTCGGCAGTCATGTTATACAGTCAGCCACGGATACTGTTAATGCTGATGCAGAGGTTTCACCCAAGGATACGTGGGGGCTCACAAACCATGGTCTTCTTTACGACATTCCGGGGGCAGGAGGGTTAGTGGCGGCAGGAGCAAGAGGATGGAATGACGGTGGTCAAACGCCATAGTGTACAATGAATAAAGACAATTAACCATGGGAAAATACAAAGCACGTCCAATTGTAACTGATGTATCAGCCGTTCAAATCGGGGGAGGGCGAGCCAGTTCATCCAATACGGTTGTCTCGAGATCTTTTGCGGAGGTAGTAGACTTAATAAGCGAAGGCACCATTGAGGGAGTTGTAAGCGGAAACTATTCCCTAGTTGGCAAACAGGAAGACACCGGATACACACAAATAGAATTTACCCACTATAAAGCTACCGGAATAGCAGGAAACGCAGGCAGTGACGACCAAAAAAACAGATTGGGCTTTTTGCAATCCGTCTACTGGAATGATATACCAGTAGTCGATTCGGACGGGTTTTATAATTTTCCCTCCGTAAACCTTCAATACGTGAAAGGAAATCCTGCTGGAAATATCCCCTTTCTAAATCCTGACATGAGCACTTATGCGGGCATTTCGGCTACCGAAGAGCTCGACCTAACAGTTCACAGATCAATAGGAGAAAGACTTTACGGTCCCGAAATCAAAGGAGGAGACGCCTCCCCCACACCCACAAAACACGCTCAACTTAAAAAAGGGGTATCAATAGACAAGTACGCTAAAACCTACACCATACTGAATAAAGAAGTAACCCAAATAGAAGTAAATATTAAAGTGTCGGCACTTGTAGAAAACATACAAGCTGGCCCCAAACAGTACAAGAAGAAAAGACCTCATCAATTAAAACGTTTCGGAAGCGCTGCTGTAGGGTACGGAGATACAAAGGCTCGAACCATTGAATATCAGATTTACTACCGACCCATGTTCGATCAAAGGTTTTCTAACACATCTGTGAAACAGGGAAATGTCATCAAGGAAAAAACCGCCGAGCCCTTTCAGACATGGAGGTTAGCAAAATCGGAAAGAATTACGGGAAAAATAGACACCCCTTACATAAGAAGGTCGCTCATACCCCTAACGGGAAAAAACTACCAAGATCAAGACGGGTTTGAGGGATGGGAGATAAGAATACTTCGATCAACACCCGAATCACTAACTTCCTTCCTAAGGAACTCGAGTTTCGTTGACTCAATTATAGAAGTATACGGCACAAGGTTGCGTTACCCCTACTCCTCCATGGTGTATTCTCAATTTGATGCGCGCTCCTTTACAAGAATCCCTGCTCGAGCCTATGACGCCAAACTAATAAAAGTTAAAGTACCCAGTAATTACGATCCAATCACTAAAACTTATGGAAGAAGTGACGGAACAACCCAACTCACTAAAACGGGCTCCCCAGACTGGACTCCCGCAGATGCACCCACCAAGAAAATAGGCTGCGCAACGGTAACAAATTCGTTTTGGGACGGCGAATTTAAAAAAGATACAAACACATACGGAGCTACTCCCGAAGGGGCATACTTGCGAGAATGGACAGATAACCCTGCTTGGTGTTTCTATGACCTCTTGAGTAACCCACGTTACGGTCTGGGCGAATTCATAGAGGAAAACCAAATAGACAAATGGACACTTTACGAAATAGCTCAGTACTGTGATCAATTAGTGCCAGACACCTATGGCTCCCTTGAGCCCAATTTTACAATCAACTACCTAATAAACTCCCGTGAAGAGGCGTTCAAGGTGCTTAATGACCTGACTTCTATTTTCAGGGGAATCTCCTATTACGCCAACGGAAGTATTTACGCCGTACAAGACAAGTACACAAAGCCAATTTACCAATTTAACAATTCAAATGTGATAGATGGAAATTTCACCTATCAAAGCTCCTCTCAAAAGGCCCGCCACACCGTAGCCATAGTGCGGTATAACGATAAAAAGGACTTGTTCCAACCGGCTCTTGAATACCTCGAAAACGAGGAGGGCGTGAGAAGGTACGGAATTCGAGAAATAGAAACAACAGCTCTGGGATGCACAAGCCGCGGACAAGCTAGGCGTTTCGCAAAATGGATATTAGCCAGCGAATTTAACGAAACAGAAACTGTTAATTTTTCCGTAGGGCAAGATGGTTCTTTTTTGATGCCCGGAGATGTCATCCAGATATACGATAACTTTCGAAGCCCATTAAAATAT